GATCATCAACGCTTACTTGGCTTCCTCTCCCCGATGCAGTCGAAGATTCACGAAGACAGTCCATTCAACGCCAGACCAGTCCAGAATTAAACCGATGGCAACCAAGCAGTCCAAAGTCTTACGAGGGGCAACCAAGCCACGCATCCAGTCAGTACCTCTCAAGGGGAAAACTAAGCTCGATGACGTAAAGGAAATTGCCAAACTGCTAGGCGAAGAGCTTTTGCCCTATCAGGAGTATGTCCTGAAGGATATGCTGACAGTTGATAAGAACGATATGTTCGTGCGTAAATTATCGCTGCTTTTAATTTCGAGACAGAATGGCAAAACGTTTCTAGCTCGTATGCTGATCCTTACCCACCTTATCAAGTGGGGTACTGATGTCCTCATCATGTCCTCTAATCGAAGCATGGCATTGGAGACCTTTAGGCAAGTGTCTAATGCGCTAGAGAATAACGATCACCTTAAAGGCATGGTCAAGCAGATACGTCATGCCAATGGAACAGAATCCATAGAGATGTTGAGCGGGGCGCGAATGGATGTGGTCGCAGCAACGAGAGACGGATCTAGAGGCAGAAGCATAAATGGGCTTTTATATATTGACGAGGTACGCGAAATCTCTGAAGAGGGGTATCGCGCTGCAATGCCAGTAACCAGAGCGCACCCCAACTCGCACACACTTCTGACAAGTAATGCGGGAGATGCCTTCTCCGTGGTGCTTAACCAACTAAGAGAACGAGCATTGGATAACCCTCCTAAGAGCTTTGGGTTCTATGAGTACAGCGCACCTCAATATTGCAAGCTAACAGATAGAGCCGCATGGGCTCAAGCAAACCCAGCATTGGGATACACGATAACGGAGAGCGCCATTGAAGAAGCTATTGCAACAAGCCCTATTGAAAACACTAGAACTGAAACTCTATGCCAATGGATTGACTCTCTTGCTTCTCCGTGGCCTCATGGGGTTCTTGAAGATACGAGCGACTCAACACTCACGATTCCTGTGGGTGGCTATACAGTATTTGCATTTGATGTCAGTCCGTCTCGCCGTAATGCAAGTCTGGTTGCTGGACAGATACTCCCAGATGGTCGCATCGGAGTTGGAATCCTACAGACGTGGGAAAGCCAAGTAAGCGTTGATGATCTAAAGATTGCAGTCGATATAAAGGGATGGGCTGACCAGTATCGCCCAAGGCAAATCTGCTACGACAAGTACACAGCCCAGTCGATTGCCGAGAAGTTGACCAATGCAGGACAGATAACCCAAGATATCTCTGGCGCTTCCTTCTATCAGGCTTGCGGAGACCTGCTTGATGCCTTGGTTAATAAGCGATTAGTTCATGCAGGGCAAGCTAACTGGATTCAGCAAATGAATAACTGCGCAGCTAAGACCAACGATTCCTCATGGCGCATTGTTAAACGCAAGAGTGCGGGCGATGTCTCTGGAGCGATTGCAACCGCCATGGTCGTTCACATGCTTTACAAACCACAACAGGTAGCGGCTATATACACAGAATAATCTATATGTAGTGTATAATTGCCCTCTATGGGTCTCTTTTCGCGTAAGCCACAAATATTAGAAGCGCAGCTTGCGCCACAGGTCATGGGCGAGAATCTGCCCTCACTCTATAACGCGATTCAGCTCCGAGTCTCTCGCAAGGATGCGATGTCTGTGCCATCAGTAGCCAGAGCCCGCAACCTTATCTGTGGAACAGTCGCAGGAATCCCTCTTGAGTATTACAACAAAAGAACTGGCGAAGTAATCGCCGCACCTCGTTGGATTAACCAACTAGCAAAAAACCAGCCATCATTTATTACTATTTGCTGGATCGTAGATAGCCTTCTCTTTTATGGGGTCAGTTACCTTAGAGTGACCGATAGGTATCAGGAAGACGGAAGACCTGCTGCGTTCGAGTGGATTGCTAACGCTCGCGTTACCTTCACAACTGACCTAGAAGGCATTATGGTCACACAGTATTACGTTGATGCCGCTCCTATTGCCATGAACGACATTGTTACTATTCAGGGATTTGATGAGGGCGTGTTAGAGCGCGCTGGTCAGACAATTAACTCTGCTATTCAGCTTAACAAGTCCGCATCTATCGCATCTGCTACACCAATGGCATCTGGCATCCTAAAAAACACAGGCGCAGACCTCCCACCTGCCGAGGTCTCTGGACTTCTTGCAGCTTGGAAACGAAGCAGAAATAACAACTCAACGGCGTACCTCACTAGCACTCTTGAGTTCCAGCCTACACAGTTTTCACCTCGCGACATGATGATGGTAGAAGGAATCCAAAACCTTAGCACCGAGATTGCCCGCGCTATGAACGTACCTGCCTACATGCTCAGTTCTGAAATGAACCAGAGCATGACGTACTCCAACATTCAAGACGAAAGAAAACAGTTTTATGCTATGTCCATCGAGCCTTACATTCAGGCGATTCAGACAAGACTTTCCATGGATGACATTAGCACCACAAATCATGGGGTGCGCTTTAGCGTATTTGATACGTTCCTTAAGCAAGATCCATTGGTTGAGCTACAGGTAGTAGAAAAGATGCTATCTCTAGGGCTGATTACAACTGAACAGGCTATGGAAATGACAGATCTAACACCTAACGGAAGTGAGGGGCTCTAATGGAGACTCTATACATCGAAGCATCATCTATTGAGTGCAGCGAAGAACGCCGCGAGATTAGCGGCAAAATCGTGCCTATGGGAACAGGCGAAATCGGCAACACCAATCTTGGTGGCGTTGTATTCGAGGCTGGTTCTATTGACATTGACGATCCATCAAAGATTAAGTTGCTATCACAGCACGATATGAAGAAGCCAGTTGGTCGCATGCTTTCAGCCACAGTCCGTCCAGATGGCATTTATGCAACCTTTAAGTTAAGCCGTAGCCAAGCAGGTTCTGATGCCATAATCATGGCAAGCGAAGGACTGGTTTCAGGTTTGAGCATTGGCGCGGAAATCATTGCATCAAAGCCATCGCGTGAAGGTCACGTCGTTGTATCTTCAGCCAAACTAAAGGAAGTAAGCCTTGTGACAGAACCAGCATTTAAGTCAGCCCAAGTTATGCGAATCGCAGCATCTGAACAAACAGAAGCAGCTACAAACGCAATTGACGTAGCCATCGAACAGTTGCAACTTGCTCCAGAGCAGACCGCACCAGTAGAAGTTTTGCTTGATTCAGTCAAGCAAATTATAGACAACATACCAACAACAGAAAGCGAGCCAGTCGTGGAAGATACCACACAGGTAGAAGCTCCAGCAGTTGAAGCAGCGGCAAAAGAAGCGGCTCGCCCAACAGTTGCAGCAACACACTATGTACGCGAGCGCGTTGCACCTATTTCAGGAGCGCAATACCTCGAAGCCTCAATCAAGTCAGCACTTGGAGATGACGAAGCACGTCGCGTAGTACGCGCCGCTGATGACTCAACATCGACCAACACAGGTCTTACACTCCCACAGCACCTCAACACATTCATTACAGACACCTTCACAGGTCGCCCTGCATTTGAAGCGACAACCCGCCAAGCACTTATCGAGAGCGGAATGTCATTCACAGTTCCACGTCTCTACACAAACGCATCAACAGCTGATGTCGCACCAACAGTTGCAGACACCAACGAAGGCGCAGCACCATCAGAGACAGGTATGACATCTGCTTACGACACAGTAGATATCAACAAGTTCTCTGGACTACAGCGCGTTTCATTCGAGCTTGTAGATCGCTCATCACCTGCGTTCATGGAACTCATGATGGCAGAACTTCGCAAGGCATATGAGAAGGCAACAGATACAGCTCTTCTTAACGCTTTCATCGCTTCTGGTACAACAGCAGCAACTACAGCAGCAACAGCAGCAGGACTTCAGTCATTCATCTCTGTAGAAGGCGCAGCCGCATACAAGGGTACAGGCGGAGACTTCGCTAACAAGCTCGTTGCATCAACAGATCAGTGGGCTGCTATCGCAGGATACGCAGACACAACAGGTCGCGCACTTTACTCTGCACAAGGCGCAACACAGAACGCATCAGGCAACGCAGTTGCTACAAGCGTTGTAGGCGGCGTACTTGGTACAGACCTCATCATCGACCACAACATTGCAGCATCAGGCATCGTAGATAACTCTGCGTTCCTTGTTGCTCCATCATCTGTGTACGTCTGGGAATCACCAACCACACAGCTTCGTGTGAACGTACTTACATCTGGCGAGATTGAAATCAACCTCTACGGATACCTCGCAATTTACTTGGCTAAGTCAGGTAAGGGCGTTCGTAAGTTCA